ATAAGCGCTCAAGTGAATGTTTGGATTGCTCCAATCCTTGTTAGCCTTACCAATGCTCAAGTGCAAGTGCGCACCGGTAGAAGCTGACCCGCTAGGTGTATTCTTGCCACCCCCAACAAGCCCTAAAACAGTTTTACCGCCAACAACCTTATCGCCCTTCACTAGCGGAGACTTCTCAGCTAAGTGAGCGTAAAGCACCCAGAAACCATCTTTAGTTGAATGAATAACAATCCAACCTAAAACATCAGTCCAAGTTGAAACAAAAACAGTTCCATCAGTGATTGCCTTGATAGCAGACTTCTCTTTAGGACTCCAGTCCTGACCGCGGTGTGGTCTACCATTACGATAAGGGGCAAGATTACCAAACTCATCGTTACGAGTATTGGCAGGAAAAGGCTCAAAATAGATTGTCATAAGACAATTCTAAATTAGGGGATGTTACAGCCCGAAAGCACCCTTCAGCATTACAACAGCAACGCTAGTAACAACAGCAGTAATAAGAGCAGGTATCCAGGCACTCCGGTTTATCTGCTTCTCTAGTTCTCTAATTCTTGTTTCGTGATCGCGTGAAGCATCAAGTATTTGAATTGAGTTTGCTTTTAGAATCTCGATGTCGCGAACAATCTGCAACAACAAGCTTTGATTAGTAGGTTTAGGTTGCTCACTCAATTGGAGTCATTTCCTGACCACACAAACCACAAACAAGCATCCCTTCAACAGGCGGAGTATGTTCATCGCCCTGCATAAAACAACCATCAGTTTTACAGCTCAACATTGTTTATCCTTATCCCGCAGCAGTTCCAGTAGCCATCATCACCGCAATACCATAAAGAGTTTGTGTTGCAGCCTGAGAGACACCACCATTATTGACCAGGGCAATTGTGGCAGTTCCAGTAGTAACAGCGTTCACAACAGGCGTGAAATATGCTCCAGTAGTTGTAAGCCCGCAAACAATCGGAATAGTCCCGAATCGGGATGTAGGAAAAACAACGCTAACAAGTGCTGAAGAACCCGCAGCAACAGCAGTAGCCGGCCCAGTTGCGCTAAAGACAGTCATCGCAGAAGGCAAAGGTTGCCACTGCGCACCATCCCAATGCTCAATTCTGTCTCTATCAGTTAGATAAGAAACCTGCCCTGCAACAGGAGTAACAACAGCAGTAGTTCTAACAGCTGAAGAACCAAAAGTTCCAACAACCTGAGCTGAAACATAAGTGTTTAGATCTGATGCGGTAAGGACATCACCGATAGCCCAAGTTTTCAAAGTCATAAAGTATCTCCTAAATCCCTATTCTACTAGCCTAAAGTATCAGTATCTAAGACAGCCAAAAGAGTACTATCCAAGCGTATCGGCAAGTTATCTAAAGAAGCCAAAGTGAGAGTTAGCCTATGACTTTCAGGGTTCATGTTTGAGTTCATACTCAAAACTTGATAATACTTATCCACTATCGAACCGGTTGCTGAAGGTTGAAAACAAAGCCTAATAACATCACGCAATTCAATGGCTAAAACTTGATTCTGTTGAGTTGAAGTCAAAGCCTCTAATTGAAGAGTGATCTCACCAGCCCTATATTCTGGTAGGCGATATTCAGCCAATAAAGAAGCAGCAATTTGAGCAGGCTTAGTTGTGGAAATAGTTAGATTATCTGTTTGAGAATAAGTCTTTAAACCATACTTAGTTTGCCCTGTTGCATCTTCAGCAGTAGCAGTAGCATTAGGGGCAACAACCTGCACTTTGTTATATAGATTCTCTGAACCATAAACAACACTTAGCTCAGTAAAAGGGATACCTGTTCCATTACCATAACTTGCACCCTGAGAGTTTTGGTCAGCAAAAGTCAAAATAGTTGGCGCAGAAATCGCTGAAGCCGAAGAAATCAACATACCGCTAGAAGACTTATACGCTGTTCCACCCCAAGCGTTGAAATAAACAGTTGAAGCAGTATTTGTGTAAGGGTTGTATGTCCCATCAAAATAGTTCACCCAGGCTGTTCCACGCTCAACTTGGATACCATTACCAAAGAAGTCGCTTGCAGATGTTGTTCCATTAGCGAAAACAGTGAACAAAACACCGCCCGCAGTTCCATTACCGCCAGTCATAGTAGCAGTCGCACTAAGTTGAGTCCAAGCAGTTGAACTTGTCGTTACAGTGCTTATAGCTGATCCTGCAATAGTGCCTAAAGTATCAAGAAGATAGAAGTCAACTTCAATAGCAACCGCACCAGTAGAACCTTTGAAGAACCCTGAAAACACATAAGCAGTTGCACCGCCATCGGGATTATATTTGTTGTAATCAAGTTCTCGATAGCTCATCAAATCTTGTAGATCAGGGATAGAAATCTGAGACTTGTTTGCTGTTCCACCATAAGGGGTAACAACAGTAGAAGCAGCCTGATAACCATAAACCCAACCATTTGAACCATTAACTGCAACTGTTGCTGTTCCAGGATATTTGACTAGATTCTGGCGGTTGCTGTTAGTCCAAACATAATTAGTAAAGCTCCTGTCCTTCAGCACCATAACTGCTGAAGCGTTGCTGTAAAAGTCCGCAGGTTCAGTTCTAGCAAGTTGTTGCAGATAAGCTAAAACGCTATCACCAGGAGCATTCTCATCCAACCCAACAATTGTTTGACTACCATTTACGCCAGCGTATTCGGCTGCACCAAAACTATTGTTATTCATTACCCGCTTGATGCGGTCAGAAGTACCCTCAATGACTGTTGCAGTTCCACCAGTGAAGAAAGCATTACCAACCCTATAAATCTCATCTAAAGCGGTTACAGTTGCCCGCCCATCTAAGCCAGCAGAATCATAAGTAAAGTCCCAGTCTTGAACAAAACCAGTGAAGACTCTTATCCCATTGGCAGAAACTCTAATCTTTCCACCAGGTTGAACGATTGTGTAACCGCCCGCAGAATACCAAAGAATAGAAGAAGTGTTTAGGGGGTCAAAGACACGAGCATTATTTACAAAAGTAATTGAAACCGATCCAGCAGAATAATCTTCAAGTGATCTACTAATACCCCTATTTATAGTTACACTTTGCGCATAACTTGAAACATCAATATAACCGCTAGAACCAAAACTTAGTTCAACAACATAGGTAGGAACAGGCATTTAGTTTTTCTTACCAAAGAATATAGGCGGGAGACCACCATTGTTTTTAGCGTATTTACTTACAGCATCAACAACAGCTTTAGGATCAGCAGACTGCACATTGATAGTAATATTGTTCTTTGTGTTTGCTTGGAAACCTTTACCGCTAGCCATAATACCTGAACCGAACGGAGACATTTGATATGGTAACCCTGTTTTAGGGTTTATACCCGTCAAATCTCTTGGCCCTTTCTGCATCGTATCGCCTGAAGTAGTCAAAACCATTGCAACAGTTCCAATGACAGGCAAGCCGATAAGTTTGCTCATAAACGGAACTTTACCTGTTTTACCTTTACCACCTGCAAGGACACCGCCACCATCGCCAACAGCCCCAGCCCCAGTCATCAACGCAATAGCCTTAGCAAGGTTAGCGATACTCTTACCCGCACTTGCAAGCATCATAATTCCCTTTAGGGCTAGAAGCGCAGGGAGAGCTTTAATCAGGGCTGTCGCAATATTCTTAAAACCTTCAACAGCATCACCATTACCAAAGAAGGCAAAGAAATCTCTGACATAACCAAAAGCATCTTTGACAGCGTTCTTGATATCAGTAAAAACCTTGCCGGCTTCACTCTTAGGATTACTCAAATCATCGAGGAACTTACCAACCTGATCTATGACACCGCCAGGCTTACTAATATAATCAACGAAATCACTTATCAAAGGCAAAACCGCAGCACCTAGTTTTTCTTTCAGGATGTCCATGCTGTTGTTAAACTTCATAAAAGGATCTGCTTGTTGGATTGCTGCCCCGCCAACAGTATCCGCCAAATCGCCAAACAAATCTTTAGACTTCTTCAGCTCAGGGAAAAGTTTTACCAAAGATGTTGTATTACCTGCAAAAGCCTTAGCAATCGAAGTCGCAACAGTATCTAAAGGCTTACCCGAAACAGTCGCAGCATCCAGAGACAAAGCCAATAACTCTTGAGCCTTGTCAACATCTTTAGTAACACGAACCAACTTACCCATAGAAGGGCGCAAGTCATCATCCATAATTCCTGTTTGCAAGGAAAGTTTTTCAATGAACTTATCTGACTGCTTTATTTGAGTTTTAGTAGCCCCAGCGTTCTTTACAAGCTGAGTGTTCAATAGCTCAGTTGATTTTTTATCTGCTGAAGCAGCCTTCGCAGACTCCATCAACAAGTCAGTTATTTGGCTGATACCGATACCGATACCGATTGCCCCAATAGTTTTCTTTAGTCCCCCG